CAGGGATCTGAGTGCTGTTAGCGCCCGCGTCCATTGCTGTAATTAAGATCTCATCGGTCTTGCGACCAAGAGCAGCAGCAGCAGATTGCGCTACAGCCTGACGCTCATTGATGTTAATCTTTAATTCGTCCAGCTTGTCAATGTACTCTGGTGCGTAGAAGTCAGCCATAGTAGCTTCGACATTAGTGTGCACAAGCTCCATTGCTGTTACATCACCATTGCGAGATTTAGTATTTGCAGCGCCTTTTCCAATTACTTGGAAACGAGCAGTTGAACCTGTGACATTTGTCGTACGCACAGTGTTCCGCAATTTGGAACCCATACGCTGATACGCCATATGTACTTCAGTTTCAAACTGCTTGATAAAGGCTTGATCAATAGTATTAGCCATTTTTACAGTCCTATTAGAAGTTTCAGTTGATCACAGGTATCCGCTTTTCTATGTCAACGAGGGTATCCTTACGGGCCTCTCAATGTATTACGGGCTGTCGTGGTTCATCATAAACACAATTTTGATCTAAATTGCAACGAACAAATTCAACATACTTATTTCCACCCTGCACAGAAACACCAACAGGGTCAAAGCCTAGCCATGTCGCCCAGCTTACCATACCCTCATAATCAGCAAGAATTGTCATAGACATATGCGATTGACTTTGATCAAAGAACTCTACTAGCATTCTTGATCCACGCGCCAGCATTGTAAAGTTTTCCCTTATTTTATTGGAAAACATCGCAAACATTTGAGGCCAATCTTGATCTTCATCAAACCAAAGACCTCCAACAAATAATAATTCCCCACCCTCTTTACGGCAAACATAAGCCTCTGAGGTTTGGCTCATTTGCTCTAGTGCTGTTCTTACATTACAGTACCCAAGCAATTTTATTTCTCTTCGATTTTCTTCTGACAGAACTCTTTCAAGCTCATCAATGTGAAAAGATTTAAGGGGAGTCAAATAATAACTCCCCCTTTTTATTATCTTAACCTCTGTAGAGCTGTTTAAATCCATCATCTACCTGCTTTACAAAATTTGAATCTCTGCTTCTAGGCTCCCAATACCTTGGGTCTTTCATCATTTCTTGTAAACCTTGCTCAGTAATAGATGGAGATGGGCTAGTATCGCCAGAGAAGTTTCCATCTTTCATCTTATCCATAATGGTTTCTAAAGCTAATATGCCTTCGTGCGATTCGCACATACGCTCAATAGCTGGAAGCGCATCCTCTGGAAAAAACTTATTAGCAAAGACAGATGCAGCTTCAATTCTTGTGCTGGCATTATCACCAAGCTTTGCTGACTCAGCCTCTATATCTGGCTGAGTGCCATTAATAGCCTGAGCATACATCTCTATGCCCTTTTGAAACTCCTCTTGACCATAGCCGTTTTCAAAAGAATGTTCAGACCACCACCGCAAAAGCTCGTTATCAACAGCAAGATCATCGTCAACAATATCTGGAAGCTGATAATCGCCAGCAGTTTCTGGCCTATCAGCAAAAGCTTCCGCTTTTATTTCTTCAAGCAAAGCCTCTCGTATTTCCTCATCCTTGCCACCAAGCTTAGACTCAAGTTCTTTATACGCCTTTGCTAAATCTTCACCTGTTTTATATTTCTCAGGTAGCCACTCTGGGCGTTCAGGTGCAGCCGACTGCTCTACATCTTGTTGAGTTACAAAGTCACGGCCATCTGCTTCGGCCGCTTCGATTGCTGCTTCATCATTCATTTGTTTTTACTCCTATGTGCATGTGATATGCGCTGCTCAAGAAGGCCAACGATATACCGCTGCCCTTCTATATGTCTTAGCTCTTCTGTGGATACGTTAGGCCCATTAACCATCTCAATGGTTACAGACCTGAGATATTTAAGCACAGCCTTTCCAGTAGGTGTGGTAAATATCTGAGCTATGTTTTCACTTATTTCAACGTCTTTATCTGTATGACGCTGTATTCCGTCTATGCCAATATTAGCCTTCGTCGCCAACTTGCATTCCTTGTTGCTGTTGAGCCATTTGCTGTTGAGCCATTTGCTGCGCAACCGCAGCTATTTGTCTACGCTGTTCTTCGTCACGAATCAAGCTTTCTGGCACACCAAACTTTTTAGCAAGGAATATAGCTGTTTGTTCTGAGTCAATTAACATCTGCATCATCTGAGGGCCAAAGGCTCCACCAACAAGCTCCAAGAAGCGCGCAACACTTGATATGTCCTCATTTGCTTGCGCTTGAGCAAGCGGTGATACAGATCTCACTTTAACTTCCCTACCATTTACTGTAGGTACTTCTATGCGGCCCTGCTTCTTTAAGATGTAAATTACACGCTGGAGTACGGGCTGCACGAGTTCAGCCTGTAATCTCCCAAATGAAGAGCCCATTCTTCTGGATAGGTCAGCCATTCTTTCGGCTACCTCAGTTGCAGTCGCAGGGGTTTTATTAGGATCAGCAAGCATATCCATAAACAAAGCCTTGCGAATATTAAGGCGCATATCATTAAGAACAAGCTGCGCTACATCGAAGCGACCCGCTGCTTGTATAGGCTGAAGGCCAGCAGAACCCATAGCCTTTGGTATAATTGTTCCGGGCACCAAATTAATTGTATCAGGATTAATTACGCCATCATCTTCCATCTGATATATACCAGAGATAGACATCTGAGCATTCTCAAGAATAAGCTCAATAGTTAGGTTAGTTGTTTTAATAGCAGACAACGCATTAAGAATAGGTCCGCGACCATATACTTCGCCAGAACACTTAGACCACCTAAAGCAAATAAACGGATTAGAGCCTACGCCCTTCATCTGTTTTTGATGTAGCGTTGTTTTAGTAGTCATGCAAAATGCATAGTGATAGTAAGCCTCTTCATTTCGCTTACTGTAGTCGCGGCATACAAGTTCAAGAACAGTAGTTTCTCTGTCCTTTCCCATATTCTGTTGAACCTTTTGGTCAAAAACAGTGTCAGGAAAAAGAATGCTTAGATCATCAAAGGGAATCTTCTTGCGCTCCCTAAAGACATGATCGATCTTATCATCTGGACCAGTATCAAGTACGACATGCGGAAGGGGTATTGCGGTAAAGTTTACTGGATTAATTGAATCCCCTTCTTCGACGCACAAGACACCAGTACCAACAGCCAAGTCCATAAAGGATTCATGAACCTCTTGGCTGAAATTGGAGTTCTGCAATACTTCGAATACATATTCAGTAACTTCATCTAGCTCGTTATCAATTGCTTCGCGCTGATCGTTCGGCACTTCACTACCAGACATAAGATCAGCCCATCTAGCAAAGTTGGGCACAATGCCAGACTGCAATCTGCTGGCAAACTCTTGGACGCCAACTACTGCTGTTTCATCAAAGATCTTCTCATCTCTGCGTTGCCCAGCTTCTTCATAATAAAACGACTCACGTTGAGGCAGAGCGTATTCATAACACTCCTCAAAGAGAGGAACCCAGTTTTCCCGAAAGGCTTTTGCCTTCTGGTACTTCTTTAGTTTTTGCTCTGCCAGTGTATTCATGAGTTAAACCGCCCTAAGAATCCAGCGCCACCAGCGCGAAACAAAGATCTGCGACCACGACCACCGCGCATACCACGTTGTTGCGTTCTTGCAGACAAAGCCTCGCTAATATCTTCACGTTTACTTTCTGCGCGCTTTTCTACTTCTTCTCTCTTAGCAATATCTGCTTCAACTCTTTGATCTGCTGCCGCTTGCTTTTCTTCCTTAGAGGGGCCACCACCACCAAAACACATAGCTATCTCCTACATTCTAGACCAAACGCCAGCGGATCTGCGTGTGCGTGGGCCTTTGTTAAACACATCAAAGTTTCTTTTAGCTACTACAGGCTTAGACGGTTTCTGATTATTCATCAAGGCTCGTCCTTCGCCAGCACCTAGCAAGAGGTATTGAAGCGCGTCATGAATATGTGAATACATATTTTTATCTGGTTTGTCAGCATATCTTTCACCAGACACCTCCATGCGCTTATACTGATAGCCGCCCTCAAAGCCTTTAATAAGCTGTGGACAGCGCCTATCAATTAAAAATGCTGGCTTACCTTCAGTCATCTTGTTCAGCTGGGAGGAGACTGATTCAAGACGAAGGTCAACAGAGTTGGAGGGCGCTGGAAACGCCTTCAAGCCAGCACCGCGCAGAATGTGAAATGGAGTCGATTCATCAGTCTGCGCTCTAAAGTCTCCCGCTGGATCGCCATAGATATATACATCAGAGCACTCTGAAAATCTTGTGGCTATTTCCTGTCGTAGTACCTCGGCAAATCTTACAATGCCCATATCAAATGCAACGACTTCAGCTTGAATTAGCCATCTTCCCCTTACCTTTTGCCCTAGCACGGCGGCGGGGGTTAGGCCAAAGTCTAAGCCGACATAAAGGGGCAACGAAGCGGCAACGGCAATTTCTTCTTTTGCAACATGCGTGTCTGCTGCGAACATTGGGTATATGGGCTTGCCATCTTGAATGGTGCCAAGCTGGTTCATTACATAAACATCTATCCAACTTTTTGTCTTACCTTGAATTAAATTAGGGTAATAAGACTTCAACATATGTTTTGTGTTCTCAGCCTTAGCGTTTGGAACGTAACCCTCTACTTCCCCTTCTTCATTCTTCTTCGCCACCATCCCAGAGGGCTGCGTATAGAAAGCCCAATTGTCTGGTTTAACCAGCATCTTAGCTTGCTCACGCGGAATATGATCTGGGATTGGAACCTCTCCAGCCATAATGGGCCACCAATGATCTTCCTCAGGGGCGTTGGTATCGGCAATAACGCCAGTCCAACTAGGACCACCATCACGCATAGAAGGAAACCGCCCAACACGCATCGTGCAGGCGTCAATAATACTTTTAGGAACTTCTCGCGCCTCGTTAATCCAGATGCCGGTAAGTTCCAAAGATAAGAGTTTCTTAACATCTTCTGGCCTATCAAGAGCAAGGAAGATGACCTCAAGGTCTATGTCTCCCTTTTTAATGTGGTGAGTGTACGGAACAGACCAAGTAAATCTACCCCAGTCGCTTTCTGGAAACCAATCAAGCCAAGTCTTAATAGTAGTAGTTCTTAGCTGTGGATTGGTATTACGAATAATAGCCCATCGGCTTTTGCGTATACCGCTCTCTGTTTTCTTTTGAGAAAGTGCGCGGCGAAATACTTCAACACAGCAGCCAACGGATTTACCAGAACCAACTGGACCTCTTACGCCACGAAAGAATGTATCGTCTTTCATAAAAGCCTTGAGTACGTCACCATCTGGTTTGTACTTAAAGTCAGTCATCTAAGCCCCTTGTCGACTCCAAAGCGGATCATGTTTTCTACAACCTCGGGCGCAATGCTATCTATAAGCTGATCGCATTTATAATCATCAATAAATGATTCGCCTAACTTATCAACCACATGAGCAAAGTGAACCTTGCGTACTATCTTACGCAAAAGATCTAAGTCTTG